GATCTCCTCGATTAGTTCGTAGGCAGCAGCCGCCGCGTCAGCGAGGTTGGTGATTTCGAACTCTTCGAGGTAGTCAGGCTCGTCATCGTCGGAGGCGACCGTGAAAATCCAGACGCCGTCGTCGTATTGCACCGTGAACTGCATGCCAAGGTCCTAAAAAGAAGGGGCTGATAGGAATACTACCCCATCGACCCCCATAAGTCAAGCGTGGTTTGCGCGGAGGGCTACTGCCCTAAGAACTTTCCGCTTTTCCTCCTCAGAATAGGATCTCCATGAAGCAATTTCTTCAAGACTACGCCTGCAACCAGAGCAAAAGTAACCAACAGGGGTAGCAAAAGTACTACATTCTCCACGACACGGGCTCCTTACCTTATCGGATGGGGCAGGCGCCGGTTGGGACGCCACCTTCTCCTTGATTTGCATGTTTACCATTTTGATATTCTGTTACAAGACGACACATATCCACAAAATAACTATCCGTATAACGGTTTTTCATAATGTTTATGTGTTTGTGAACCCAGCGAACATTGCCTTTAATGTATCCTTGCTCATTATCTATACGGTCGATGGAAGCCGTGTTCGCAGAAGTGTTATTGGAAATTTTTAGAGGCTGTCCTGTAAAATAACAGCGGCCCTCTTGTGCCAAGAACAACTCCCATCCGTATTCTTTATCAATTTCCACGGCAAGAGGGCGCCGCATGTTGGTTCCGTGGGCGGAATGGAGAACGCGTTGCCACCATTTTCCACTAATTTCACCCACCCCGCGCCACTGAGGATTATCTTTACCCGTTCTGGTATGTAAGCAGCCACAAGAGCGGACAACGGATTTCCCCGTTCGACCATTTCTATTGAGGTGGCGAGTACTTGCAAGATGTTCGTTGCCGCAGTCGCACAAGCAGCGCCATAAGACACTGCCGCCTCGGGCACTACTTGTGCGTTCTACGACCAATAGACGACCAAACTTTTGATTAAGCAGATTTACTTTTTTCGGCATACCCTATTATAGCACTATAGGGCACATAAAGCAAATCACCTCACCGGACACATGCCCGTACTGCACTCGCTTCCGGTGTCAATTTTGAACTCCTGCTCGTCAATTTCGTCCTTCGGAGCCCCTTCCAACGGCTTCAGAGTGCTCGCATAGGCCGTATAAGCCTCTTCGTCCACAACTTCCTGCGGAAGATACAGGTAACCGAGGTCCTTAGCGGTCTTGGTGGGGTCAGTCCGGTACAGGAAACTCACACCGACGTAGTTATTCCAGTTGTCGGCAAGCCAATCGACGATTTCCGGCGCTTCTTCCGGGCTATAGCTGATGGTAACCGAGCAGTTATGGTCCACATAGTAGTCCATCAGCATCTTGTAGCGATCAAGCTGGGCTTGGGCAGGCTCCAAATTGACATGCTTGCCATCGACAACGTCGAATTGAACGTTCTCGTAGGCCACCGGGAACGTCACCAGCACCGCATCCGGGCTGGACGGGTCCTGAAACACCCGGTAGTTCGCGGCAATCAGCTTCTCAACGTAGGGATCATGCTTGCTGAACCGCACATTGTTGAAGATGTACTTGCCCAACGGCTTATGAACGCCTTCGGTCGTGTCCATAATCTTGCTCAAAGTGCCCGACGGCTTGACCGTAGTGACCGCCTTGGGGCGGGGGAGGCCCAGTTCGTCGGCCATGCCATACGCAGCATCCTTAACAACCGACTTCAGGAGCGCCCACGACATGGGATTGTTGCCGTACTTCCATTCGGCCACGCCCGTAACACCCACGCCGCACAGGCGCAGGAACTCGTTGTTCTCATGCCACGCCCGCTGAAGCACCCCATCCACCAGATTGACACAAGTCTGGCGGTAGTTGGCGCGGGCCAGCAGTTCAGCAGTCCTAAAGAGGCGGTCCAGATTCTCGTCGTTGAAGCGGCTCAGATTGATTTCAACAAGGTTACAGAAGCCCTTGTTGGGCAGCAGAATTTCGGCGCAGGGATTAACACCAGAAATCCACGGGGCGCGACGCTTGCCTTCCACCATGTTGATGAAGCCAGGCTCAGAGCCGCCCGCTTCCTGCATCAGATCAAAAAGCTGAGTAATGTCCGCATGCGTAGGATGCGACTTGAACATCACCGAGTTGTTAGACTGCTGGCGATGGAAGTTGTTATGGACCCAGAAGTCCTTCTTCGCCTTGGCGAACTCCACCCATTCCGGGTCGCCAAACGGAACCAGTGCAATCTCCGCCGAACGTCGTGAGGAGAGGGTGGTGCCGAGGTGGTTAAGAAGATCGAGGATGTCGATCCGGGTAAGAAGCTGACCGGCACGCGCGTTAAGAAGTTGCGCGATCCTCTCAAGCGCGGGAGCAAAAGTCTCGTCGCCGCTCGAAATCCAGCCGTACCCAGCAAGACGCTCCCCGGCTGGACGAATCTGCCCGAAGTCAAGTCGAAGCACATCAGCCTTCCGTTTGCCAGCCAGCACCTTACCCACCGACTTGGCCCAGGCTTCTGCGCTGTCACCAATACTAATAGTCCAAACCGTCTTCCCGTTCTCCTGCGTGAACGTCTCGACATTGGTTTCACGGCCCTTCTTCTGCTCCAGTTTGGCCCGCTGGCTGCGAATCAGTTCGATCTCCATAGGCTGCGTGAAACCGTTCAGCGTGCCGACCACCGGTTCGAAGCCGACGCCACAGCCCTGCAACAGCAGCCAGAACGCATCGACGACGTCGTGGACCGTCTCGACCTTGGTGAAGGCGCAGTTGAACATGGAGGCTTCGCGCTTCTTGGCGACCGCCGTACCACCCAGCCACAGCGTGCGACCGGACACCGAGCCTTCTCGCTTCAGCAGGACTTCGCGCAGTTCTTCCAGTTCCTCTTCCTGAATGGAAGTCAGCGGCTTGTCGCCCAGCGCCCGCTGCCACAGCCACCGCTGATGGCCCACGACGCGCCCCACAATGTCGTCCCACGACTCGAAGCCACCCCCAGTCGGACGGGCATAAGTGCGACGGATAATGGTGGCCGCACGCGCAGACGGGGTCGGCGCATCTTCATAATTACGCATCAATAGCTCCTGATGGGGTGAACTGCCACTATACCAAACCCGGCGCTAAAAGTCTAGGCGGCGCCGGTCGCCCACTACCTACTCCAGTAGGCTTTCGGCTGCAAGCTCTAGATCACGCCGCCGATCAGATCCTTCTTCATGCTCCGCTGCCAGCAGTCTAAAAATATAGACAATTCCATCCGGGTTAAATCCCCGCTTGAACAGCTTGCCCATCAGTTCCGCGACATCACTTGACATTGGTCCAGTTCCTTTCTCGGCTTCGAAGATAAGATGCCTTCGCCTGAAAGTAGTTTATTTTCCAATCTTCCGCAGAGGCCTTCGCGGCGAAAAAATCTAGAATATCCGCTACAGCATCCGATGACATTCTACCAGAAAAAATTTCACGAAAGGCCACACAGACCCCGGAAAGCATTTCAATGTCGGGCTCATTATTCGCTAATTCTTCAATTGCTGCCTCAAATTCATTTGCCCAGAGTTCGTCATCAGAATACTTAAAATGCTTAACAATGTCCCTTAACATCGCGTCGGTACGCTTTTTATCTAAATTATTTAAGTACAATAATAGGGCAGCAATGGAACACACCGTCGCCTGCCTACGATTGCTCATTTGTCAGCGCCTCCCACGAGTGCGGAAACAAGTCTGTCATTTTTGGCCCGATCTTCTCCACGATCTCTCGCGTCTCACGCTGGGCATCCGGCTTGACCCGCAGACCCCACACCCGCGCCCATCCCAACAAGCTACCGGTCCAGACCCACTCCGTGTACATGTTCTGGGGCAGGATCATGCGGGCCTGCTCCGCACAGCAGCCTTCCGCCACCATACGCTTGTAGTCCCACACCAGCGACCGGGCAGCCACATCAATTCGCTCCGTGACGCCGTACTTGTCATTCCAAGGCTCGTCGGTGCTGCCCTGCTTGATGTCGTCGGAGCCCTTGCGCCACTCCTTGGGCCAGTACAGTTCCGGCGTGTCCTTCACGTAGCGGCGGCTGATCTCGGACCACACGAACCCCACCTGGTGCTTGGCCAGTTGCCGGGTCACGAAGATCGGCGCCTTGAAGTGAAAGCTAACGTGGGGGTGCGCGAACGGCAGTTCATGCTTGTGCTTGGCGAGGAAGCGCAGCAGGCGACCGTCCTTCTCGGGCCGGAACTCCTGTACCTTCTTCCCGAACGAGACGCGGGCCGCATTCACGACCGACAGGTCGCTGCCCATATGATCTAGGTAGGTTACTTCCACTGCCTTCTCCTTCTGAAGTGGGGGCCGCCGACCGACGCAGCCAATCCTTATCCCCCGTTATCCGCCCCAATTCACGGGGTCTTACGAGCGGAGAAGGAACATAGGGTGCCGGGCGCTGGTAGTCAAGGCGTCTACGACGGGGACCCACCGGGCATAGAGGGTGTGACAAATTTACCACAGTTGTATTCTAGCTAGACTTCTGGTAACTTTTCTTAGAAAACTTTTTTAGGAGAAGTTTCGTGGGTTATACTCTAAGCTTTTACAATTTAGCGACAACCAAGCCCGGTCCCGGCACAAG